CCTTGGATAAATTTAATGTTTGAGAAACTGTTTCTAGTTCCTGTTACTTTTAGAACGTAAGCTGTTGTAGCTGCTGTTGCTAATTGTACTTTAGCACCTTGTTGTACTAATCTTCCGAAAAAGTCCATACCTACCAAGTTAATTCTACTTTTTGTCCAAGCAATTCCTGTTGCAAGACTATGTGTTGAATTTGTTGATAGTGCGATTGTGTCTCCTGATCCTGCTGCTGCGTAAGCAACTGGCAATGTTTTCATTGCTTGATCTGCGGATAAACCATTGTTACCATCTGAACCATTAGTTGCATCTACAAAGTAAATGTCTCCTGCTCCGTTTGCTCCCAATACAAATGGAATTGATCCATTAACTGGTATTCCACGACTTGAAATTCCATTAGGAAATTTTGTCATTGTTGTCATATTAATTGTTTTATTAAGTTTATAATGTTTTGTTTAGTAACTTCTCTATTTTCTAAATGTATTGGTGTATAACCATGTTCTACAAGAAATTCATTTTTATTTGTATCTTGTTCATGACCATTTATCTCAACAACATATCTTCCAATAATGAAGTCTACCTCCTTTCCATGGATTATCCATCTGTGCTTAAATGAAACTTTCATTTCTTTAAGCACTTCATAGAATAATCTCTCGGATCGTGTCGATTTTCTTTTGTCGATGTTATATCTCATTACTCTTGTTATTTAACCTCGGAGATTAGAGGTTAATACTATGGCGAGGTAGGGTTTACGATACCCTACAAAACGTTTCAATTAACTTGAGTAAGCTGCTAAATCGCCTTGACTTGCCCATGTTCCCAACCATCCTCTAGAGTAGTTTGCTCTTCGAGCATCTACTGTGAATGTGTGAGTTCGGGTTAATATATCATAAGCCTGATCCAATCTCTTCTCCTGACGAATGTCTTGGTAAAGCATATGCTCACCTTGAACAGTCACGAACCATGCTGTTGCAGAACCACCTTGCTCTGAGTTCAAGAACTTAGAGGTAATTAGGTCTGTTGTACCTTTGTACACATTAATAGCATTGTTTGCTGATTCAGGAGTTAATTCTGAATCAAGAGTTTCCTTTCCTTTCTTTTCCAAATCTAAAGGAATAATGATTTGTTTCTTACCAGCCATTGTTACAGCTTTACCATTGTCAGTTTCCTGTTTATCAATAGCAAGTCTTGCTGTAAAGTAGTTGTCGTGATTCAATACGATACCAGTTGCCGAAGCATTAGATTGAGTAGAACCATAAGCTGATTGAGTTGGATGCACAGTTGAAAACTGTGGCACATCATCTCCATACCATATTATGTTTATATCATTTACTGATACTGTAGTGGCGAAACCACCATTAAATAGTTGCAATCCTGATTTGTCTTGAGTATAGTTGTCGTCTCTAGTCAAATCTTTCATTGCGTCTAGTTGTGATTGGTAATTGTTGTCGTCGAGTAAGTTTTGGGTCATCATAATAGAACCTCCATAGTTTGAATATGTAATTTCTGTTAGATAAGTTTTGTCTCTCTCAACTGATGGAATAGGAGCACCTTCTGCGAATTCTTGAACAGAACTGAATCCTGTCTTTCCTTCAAAGTTCTTCTTTCCAACTGTGCCTGTGGCACGATTTAAGACATTGAAAATACCTGGAGTATATTCCTTATCTCCTTGATCTGCAAAATCTAAGATTTCAAGACCAACACCTGGGATTTGAAATCCCCACTTTCCTGTTGTTTCAATCATAATATTTTACGAAAAATTAAATACGGATGACTCCAAAATGTTTACAACGGCTCTCGCAGAATTTATAGGATCTAGACCCCAAGTAGCATATTGTGCTGCTGTGGTAGCTGCTGAAGATTCATCAAGTGTATCTTCATCTTCTAAGTCCATTCTATATCCTGCTAAGTCAGATCCTGTAGTAGTTCCTATTGCTACATCAACCTCTGCAGAGTAAAGTGTCATTTGAGACACATCAATCAATGCTGAAATTTTAGCAACAGTAGCGTTAGTTGATGCAGTTAAAAATGTACCTACATAACTTCCGATATCTGCTCCTGTAGCTCCTGAAGTAGTCATAGCTGAACCATCGAATTTAACGATAGCATTAACATGACCAAGAGTTGCAACACCAGCTGTGTTTAAAGCAGCATATCCACTAGCAAATTTAATAGAATCCATAACTGTAGTAGTTTGGGATGCTGTTAGAATTTCCTTTCGTAGAATCTGTGCTCCATGCGGATCTAAACTTGAATGTTTAGTAAAACTCATTGTTTTATTTGGAATTAATAATAAGTTAAGATTAACTCGCTAACAAACGTTTTATAGCATCTGGATTAGCTTTCTTAAGCTCCATATACCTTTCTTTATTACCACCTAAGTGTTTATTGATAGAATCAATTTCTTCTGGTGATAACTCATCTTCGTTCTCTCCTTTAGGATTTCCATTACCAGTAGGATTATTTACAACTTCTGTTGTATCTTCAACTACCGTTTCTTTCTTTCCTAATAGTGCATAAGCAGAATTATAGATAGAGATAAATTCATCTACATCGTTTAGTCCATCCATATTAAACATAGATAATTTACTATCGAATGCAGACTTCTTAAGCCCAGCTTCATCATTAGATGTGGAGAATTCTGGATGGTCGCTAATGAATTGAATCATTGCTTTATCCTTATTCTTCTGTCGAGCTTCTATATCTTTACGATTAAGTAACTCTTCTACTTTCTTTAAGACGTCACCGTCTTCATTAGTAGGTTCACCTTTTGACTCTTCTATTTGCTTTAGAAGTTCATCTTTCTCTTGCTTTGTCAACTGATTTTTTGACCGAAGATTTTGTACCTCTGTTACAAGTGTATCTTTGGTTTGAAGTAAAGTAGCATTTTCTGCCTTAACTTTTTCTAACTCTTTTTCAGGAGTTAAAGTATCTTCAACTACTTCTATAGGATTACCATCTTTATCTAAGATAAGATTTCCATCCTTGTCTTTTTTTTGGCTCATACTTTTACACTTTTTAACTATTAACACTATTTTTACTTGGTTATGCCCAAGAGTGGTTATGCCCACTAAAGTTCGAACTCTACTTTTAATAAAGTAGTTTGTGCAAGGAGCATATCGACCATTACTCCCTGCACAGACTACTCTAGTCTGCTAACATCCAGTGATACGTTAACTATATCACATTATGTCTATATTGTCAAGTTTTTAATATCTTTTATTATCTAACTTCTTCTTTCTTGTCATTTTATTCTTTATATATAAAGTCCTTGTTAGAGCACCTTTAATAAGATTCCTTTGTATTTCATCCTGTGCCGAGAAATATCTTACTATGTCTTTATTCATTAAGTCTTGTAGATATTTGGATAATCCATCAATATTCTTTAAATCTTGAACTATCTTATCTTCTAATTTCTTATCTATAACTATACCGAATAAATCACCATATCTACCAAGTAATTCTTTTTCAAGTTCTACTGTAGATTTATCTCTCCAATCAAATTTTTTATTTATTGCAAACATATATTTATGTATATAAATACATTTATTAACCACCTAGTCTTTCCCCTCTAACCATATTATTGGTTATGTTTTCACTGGGATTACCAGATATTGCTTCTTGATTATTTTCTTGCTCCTGTGGGAATAGTATGTTCTTACTGATTATCTTTGAAGGGTCATCTCCCATTTTCTCTGCTGTAGTAGCAAGTAGTTCTTCCTTGTCGACCATCTCAGGGAAAAAACTTAAGTATACTTTTACTTTCTCTAGTTGGATAGCTTGTTCGAGTTGTTGTGAACCTTCACTCTTTGGTGATGTAACAAGTTGAATATCAGCCATAAAATTTCTGATATAACCAGGAGTTATCGCATCAATTTCAACTTTCTCTCCAGATTCACTCTCTAGTATTGCTGCCCTTGCTTGTAATTGTCCTTTAGTTGGTTGGTCTTTTTCTTTTCTATAAAATTCTATAATCTTATTACCCCTTTTCCCACCAGAAAGAACTACATTATTTATTTTAAATGTATTAAATGCTTCATTCATATCCTTAACTCCATCTTCTGTGAGTATATTCTGAACCATTGGATACTTAGGGTCTGTCCATACTTGTAGAATATTAGCACCTTTCAAAAATGCTTTACGTTTGATAGCAGTTTTAACCATTCTATTTACTATACCTAGAATAGCAGTAACACCTTCAGCTGCGACAGAAATCTCTTTTGCAGTAGTTCTATCACCTCCTCCAGCTACACCCTGTGTAACTTGGTCAACAGAAGCCTGTTCCATAGCACTTCTTGTATAATTTAAAATGAATTGATCCCAACCAGTAGGTTTACCAACATCTAACTTCATTACTGCTTGATTAAGAGGTAATCCTCCTGTATCTACAGGTATTCTTCTACCTGGTCGTAAGAAATCATCTTCAATGTCATCAAATCCTGCCATTAGTATAGGTGAGAATATTGATAGGAAAGATTGGTCAAGCATCATATTAGATAATGCATTCAATACATCCTGCCAAGAACTAAGTCTATCAGGTAGTGATTTCCCATAAAAGAAATCAGAACCAAAGAAATCAAACTTCATATCAAAGAATGGTAATTCTTTATGATTGAAAGGTAGTGGTTGTGCCACAAATCCTCCCTTTGTTTTTAATGGATTTAACCATAGACCATTAGCTATTACAACAAATTGGTCATTATCAGCATCATAGTATCTTAAAATCTCTACATTGCCTTCTTTTGTAAACTCTGAAATATAATCTCTGTAATAAGGTCTTACTTCATCTTCTGAATAAACTGATTTAAAAGGTTGTACTAACTTGTATCTTTCATACATTGTCCAATCTGCATGGAATTCTTCCCATGTAACTTCACTCCTCCAGAAACAGAAAGGTTGCTTTTTAATATTATTTATACCGATAGATGCTGGATAGAACTCTTCAAGAGGAACAATATAAGCAGGTAATGTAATAGTCTTCTCTGTCTCTTCTGTTACAGTTATATCACTTCCAATACCCTTTACATTTCTCTTTTTTCGTGTCTTAGTAAATATATCTTCATATCCAATAGCCGTCCCCTTTACAATAGCTTCTAATAGGAAGTATATCATAAATTCTTCATAGTCATCCAAATCCTCTGCGTATTCATATAGAGCTGATAATATAACTCCCTTACGGAAGTCCTCATCTCCTCTGCCCTTAAAGGAAGCAATTGGTAATACTGATACTATTTTTCCTAGTACAGCTAAAACCTTTGACCTTGTAATAGGGTCAAATACTCTTGCCTGCCAATCTTCTATTCCTTCTCTGTTATCTATATTAGTAGTAAATCTCCTTACAGAATCATCTATATAATCTATAATGTTTCTGTTGTCTAAGTATTCATAAGAACGAAATCGAGCATCACTAGTATACCTGAATTTATCAGTTATATCACTAGCTAATTGTTTTTCAGCTTCTGTAGGTTCTTCTAGAACGACATCGTTTACAATGTCTGTTAGTATATGTTTCATATTTTATTTAGTATAGCACTTATTTATAAAAATGTCAAGTAATTGATACTTATTATTTTACTATCATAACCTTACAGGCTAATTCAGACTCCTTATTATGTTCTCTTGAATGCCTTAATAGATAGATATTCGTCTGTAGCATATCTAGTGAATCAACATAACCCTCTACAAAGTTCTTTATTTTTCTAGTTAATTCAGCCCTGTCCCCCTTCTTCTCCCAAAACTTTCTATCTTCAAATCGGTTATCTATTTCTTGTATATCATATCCTTTAATTGGCATTTCTCTATAACATTCTCCAATATAACCTTTCTTATAATAAATACGATAGAATCCATGTTTAATTCTTTTAACTTTAATGTGGCGACTTATTCTTTTACAATCTTTAAGAAATCGTCTAAACCATCTACTCCCTGAGTGCTTATAAGCTGTTCTAAAATCTCCATGCATAAATTTAAATGAAATTAAAATTTAATTTATATTAATATCCTACTACTCTACGTTTAGTAAATCTTGTTTCTTTTTTAAACTTGTCTTTTACAACTCTTTTTATATTAACAATATCTCTTAACCCAAGTGCTAAATATTCTAAAGCGGATCGATAATGACTTGAGAAATCATGTCTTGGTTTATCAGATACAGTAAAATCTACACCATCTCTTTTTACCTTTGGATAAGCAGCATTCATTATACAAACATCAAACCATTTAGTATCATCATTTATATTCAATTCTATTCCATTAAATATAAGTTTTTTTGTTTCTCCCTTTCTAGATTTAAAATATTTCCATTCATCTCTATAATTCATTAATATTCCGCCCTCTCTAAGAACATCCATAACTGTTTTGTCAACTACATTATTTTGAAATCTCCCAGCAGGATCACCAAAATGTGTACCCATTTTCCAATATTTATGTGATAATATCTTTTCAATATCTGTATCTGTATATAACTTGTTATCTGATGGCATTACCCCTGTAACAAAAGGAATATAGAAATCTATATTTTTATTTGCATTTTTATAAGTATCTAATATTCTAAGTCTTCCATCAATCCTTTGAGACCAGATAAGAGCTGTATCGTCTGTCTTTCCAAAATCCCAACTAACATATAGTGGTAAATTAGGAGAATATGTAAAAATACCTTTCTCAACATTTTCATCATTCCAATCAGGATAAACTTTTCCTTCTAATGATTTTGTATATGAAATATCAATTTCTTGTGCAAGTGATTCTTCAGTTCTTGTAGCCTTTTCAAATGTATACCATTGTTCATCTTTAAATGGATGACTTCTCCAGTGCATTGTATGAATATTAATTGGCATCTCCCTAATCATAGCATAATAGTTATATCCATTAGGAGTACTGTTTGCTAGTCTACAGTTAGTGGAATCTTTAGTTCCTTCCCATGCTCCTTTAGAATAATCCCAGAATCCTAATTCATCAAATAGTATAGCTGTTTCTCGACATCCTCTACCGAATTCAGAGTTCATAGTATCCCCTCTAATAACATTACCATTAGCTGGATTAATTAACTTTAATTTATTCTTGTGTTGTTTTTTGTTGAATCTATTTGGTAACAACCAATTAGGTAATGATTCTAGTGTATATTCGATTTTACCAAAAAGAGAGGCTGGAGTCCCATCATCAACAAGAGCTTCTTTATAAGAGCCTATTAGAAAAGAAGAACCTTCAGTAAATAACCAATACCATAATGTAACATACACAAAGAATATCCATGACGCCCCCATATCCCTTGACTTCTCAGCAAAAGCATCCTCACCTTTTTCAATCCTGTCTATAAACCACCTAATAGCCTCCTCTTGAAATTCAAATAGAATAAAAGGTAAGTGTTTTACTTCTGTTTTAGGAGAATACGTCCAACAAAATGTATTAATAAAAAAAATACACCCCTTCTTGTAATCATAAGTTCCATCATCAGATCTACCCCTACACAACTCATAGATTCGTGCACGTGATAACTGGTAGTCTTTTCTCCCAGTAACACAGGCATCAAAAATCTTCGCCCTAAGTTCTAACTTATCACGATATAAATCAGAGTTAATATAGTCATTAAATACACGAACTCTTCTTTCCACCTCTTGTTTGTTCAAAAGACCAATCTTACTGTTATCTCTTTGTTCCATAATTTATTATAATAAATATAATTTATTTATTTTTCTTTTGTATCTCACTATCCCTTTGATTAAGTACAGCCTCTAGTAAATCCTTAGAACTAAGACCATCCTCTATCTTTGATAGATGAGCTATATGCTCAGTAGCCTGTCCTTGTATAATCTGACCTTTATCGAATAGTATACCAAATAGTGTACCAAAGTCCTTAAGGGACATCTTCTTCAATTCCTTATTAGAAATCATATCTAATTTCTTT